ACCCCCTTTGCCGCCACCAGAGCTTTGCGTGCTAGTGGTGACATGCTCCTGTATCCACCAAGCCAAACAGCAAAGTATCATTGCCAGCATTTTTGATAATGTCGGCTTTGTGTTGTTCTGCGTCCTTTTGCTCCTGCAAAGTTCCACGCACTTCTTTTTGAATAGCAGCGAGGCGACCAGAGAGAAAATCTAGCGATGATTGCACTGTGCCACTTTCGGCGATATTTGCCCCAAAGGCTTTGAGCAAATCGTCCCATTCCACTCGCAGGCGATGAGTTGCACCAGTAAGTCCACCTGCTTCACCCTCGGCAGCACCACCCACTTTTTCCCGCACTTTTTGTAGGATTATGGCAAGGGCTTCGCTTTCGTTGCCAGTTTCTACAAGGCTTTTTATCATTTCTGCTTGCGAGCTGGTAAAAGTAACGCCCGCTTTAGAAAGAGCGTTGATGTTTTGCACAGGGTCATCCAGCAATTTGCCAAAACGCAAAATCACAGAATTTAGGTCGCTGCCCATCACTGTGGATAAGTCAGTTGCCAGTTTGATGGTTTCAAAAAAGGTGTCGTGGCTCACGCCTTTGAAGGTGAGTAATTCCGTAGCAGCATTTTGGATTTCTTCATTGCCACGCAGAGTAGAGCGTTCGTAGGCTTCCGCAAATTCCAAAATTTCGTTTTTGGTAACACCTGCGGCGTTGCCTGTGGCTTTGAGAACGGCTTGCAAGCGAAGTTGGGCTTGCTCAAACTTAGCATATTCTTTTAATCCGTCCACCACCACAAAAGTTAATGCACCCACCGCCGCAGCGGCGGCAATTCCCGCAGGTCCGAGAGCGGAAAGAAACTGCCCAGCCCGACCAGCCTCGCTAGAAAGCTCATGTAGCACATCATGCACTTGCTCGCTGGCAGCATTTAGTGCTACCAATTCCTTGGAGGCAGGCTTGGTGGCTTCACGGATTTTTTCCAAGGCAATTTGCCCTTGCTCACCAGTGAGCGTCAGTTCACGGCGGACTTTGTCGCCATCAATCACCGCTATCCGTATTGATATGTTCTGGGTTGCTGTTGCCATGTTTTTTAATCGCTTCAAATAGTCCAAGTTCGCCGTAATCAAGCAGGTGCAAAAGCACTTGGCTATCATAGCCAAGAGCAGTGCAAATGCTTAAAATGGTAGGAATGCAAAAGCCTGCGACTTTGCCGTTTGGAAAATACCTAACAAAACCACGCTGGATGATTTCCCACGCCTCAAAACCTTCAATGGTGAGTGGTTCGTTTTGTTGGTACGGACAAAATTCGCCTGTTAGCTCGCTTTTTTCACCTTTACTGCACGGCAAACCTTCTTCGTGGCAACTTTGGCAATATCCTGACCCGCCGCCAAAGTGCCATGCACAGCGGGTCTTGATGCGTTTCCCTCAGTTTCCAGCAGAAAAAACGAGGTGGTGTATTTTCCCCAAAATTCCTGCCCGATAAACCAAATATCCATTAAATCACAAATGCTTTGTTCATTTATGGCTGCCTGTTCTTCGCCTTCAGGCAGAAAAACTCCCTCCCACTGCGTGATTGAAGCAATTGCCAAAGCCTTGATGAGCAATGACTGCGACAAGCCGAGGCGGATTTGCTCGTTTTCTAAATTATTTTCCGCTTGCAGAGCTTTGATTTGCTTAATCACCATAGATTGAGCAGCACTCATAATGGCAGTGGAAAGCGGACGCACCAGCACTCGCACCTCGGAGGGTAAATCTAGCCAATATGGTTCTTTTTTGAGATTTAATCGGATCATGGTTTTTTCTCCTATGGGTAGCTGGTTACATCGTTTTTCAAAACAACCGTGAGTGATTTACTGAGGGCATCATCATAAACACCTTGCCAGTTGAAATTAGTTTGCACTCCACCAGGCCCTGAAATTGGCACTCGGGGGCGAGGCAGATAAACTTCGTGGAAAGTCCAAGTGAGTGAAAAATTATTAGCATCCAACCCTGCCATTTTATAAGCCAGCTCCAGCTCAATGGCGTTGTTGTTGAGTGCATCATCAAGCAAAGTAGTATCAGCAAACCGTACATCAATGCTGCCTGTGATATTTACAGTGGTGGGGTCAACGCCATCTATCAGCCCGTCGCTACGGATGGTTGGCACGGCTTGCATGCCGTTGGCATAGGTAAATTGTGCGCCCGTGATATTAGCTAGAGCCACCGAATTGCGTTTGATTGAGCCATTGAACTGGCTGAAAGGTTTATAGGTTCGGCTGGTTGGTGTGCCACCTTGCGAGCTGGTGTAGCGAGTTTCACCTTGGGCTAGGATATTGAGCGTAGCGTTGGCAGCTCCCGAACGCTGAAAATTAAACGCCATGGAATTGAGCATACAGCCCGTATGCACAAAATAAGCAGGCACATTGGCGTGGCCAATTTCCGCAGCGAATGATGGAAGGCTTGCAGCACCACTGATAAAAGTGTGAGTATATCCACCACCTGAAAGCGTTGCCCCACTTGCCACCCCGTTGGCATTGCCTGAAGCGAGGGTGAAAGCGTTGCCCGCAGCCCCCACCGTATCATAAACGACTGATAATTTTGTGCCACCAGAATTGGAATAAGTGGCAGGGGTGATGCTAGCATTGACGGAAGCGTTGAGGTCGGTTGCCAGCTGCGTTAAAGTTGCAGCAAGGTTAGCACCGATATTGGTTTGCGTGCCAGTTGCACCCGAAGCAACAAAAGTCCACACCACACTATTGATGGTGATAGTGTGGGTGGCACTAGGGTTGGCAGTAAAAGTAATATCGCCCGTGGCTGCGACACCAGCCGAGATGGGATTTCCCAGCAGCAATTGCAGCCACCTGCCAAAATCCCGAGCCTCCACTGGCACAACAAAATTGCCCGTATCGTTAATCACATCACGAAACGGTGCACGGGGTTCTCTGCCTTGTCCGAGTAATTCCGAGGACAGCAGATTTTGCTCGGCACTTAAATCGGACGAGGAAAAAGCAAACTTTTCCCAGTTGCCAGTTGGTTTTGTGCCGTAAGTTACTTCTTTAAGGGCAAGCAGTGACGCTGCCGAGCCATAGGAACGAGCCATATTTTTACTCCATTTGAAAAAGGTTAATTAAGCGGGTCAGTGGTAAAAAACCGCACCATGATTTGCACATTTGCCGAGCGGATGGTGGCTGCACCTTCTATTGGGTCATCGTTAAAATCAGGGGCTTTGGCTTCCACCCATTCCGCCAACCCATCCAGTGTGCGGTTGGTGTTGATAATGCTGCCGATATTTACCAAAAGTGCGTCCAGTAAATTACTGCGAGTGGCGGAATCAGCATTTTGCACCAACACTTCCAATCCAAGCAAATACTCGTAAATATAAGTCAGTGGTGAGAGCAAAATCTCTGGTTCATCGCCTGCACCATCCCGCAAAACAATCATGCCACCAGTTGGTACGACTTGAGGCTTATCCAAATTGCGATAAACCTTGAGGCTTGCTGTTTCCAGCGTTTTGAGCTTGTTAAAAAGTGCAAAAATAACCTGTTCGCGTTTGCTAGTCATTACTATTTGCCTCCTGCCAATTATCTAAAATTGCTTGCCCCAACAGTGGTTGCCAGCGATTAACCACCGATTGATAATCAAGGCGTTTAGTGAGTTTTGCTTGCGGGATGAGTAGGAACATAACCACCGTGGCAAGTCCCCGCCCAGATTTAAGGGCGGAATCGCTGGCTTTGCGGAAACCGCCCCGTTTGCCAGTTCCCGCCCGCAAATTATCCACCACCAACAAAGAAATTTTCCCTGAGCGATAAACAAACCGCAGTTTGCCGAGCGCATGTTCTGGAAAAGTTGAGGGGCTGATGCGTCTGCCACCGATTCCTCGTTTGGGAGCTGCATCGGTGGGTATGGCTAGAAAAAACCCATCTTTGCTTTTGATTAACGCACCTTCGTTGAACGCCCGCACAATTTTCGGGGCTTTAGAAAACACCCAACCCGCCGCAGCTATAGATTTTTGCCCTTTGGGATAGAACTTGGCTTGCCAGCTTTTGGCAAGTTTGTTTCCCAACCCTGCATTTGTAACTTGCGAGCGTAAATCATCTTTTATGCTGGTGGTGATTTTGGAAACCCCTGCGGTTACTGCGGCTTCGGCTGCTGCTTTTTGCCCATTCATGAACTTGCGGAGGTCACCTTTGATTGCTGCCTCAAGCCGCATAACAATCCACCAACCACACCAGCCGTTCACTATCCCGCCGTGGCGTTCCCTGCACGCTGTAGGTAATGCCATCAATCATAAACTGGTCGCCAGCATTGATGCTCGGGCAGTCGGCAATTTGCACTTCCACTATCATAGTTGGAGTTTCAATTATTGACTGCCCAACATCCTGAAACAAATCGGGCGAGCGAGTGATAACCCGCAGCGAACGATTTACACCCAGCATCGGCAAGAAAAAGGCTGGTTTTGATAAGTTGCCATCGTTAAAAAGCACCTGCATTGCTGCTTCAAAAGCGGTCATAACTAACTTATGAATGCAGAGTTGAGGCGAACATTGCCCACGGTGTCAGCTGATAGTGCAGCATTGATTGCCACGCCTATGAGCTTATTCGTAGCAACGGTAGTGGTGCAGTTTTTGGCGGCATTGTCCCAGTAAATCAAAGCACCTTGCGTCCATGCTTGTGCTGCGGCTTTTTTGAGGGTAAATGCACCTTCAATCATGCTTTCCACATCGGCACTGATAGCAGCATCGCCACACGCCACACCAAAGATTGAGCCAACCAGCAAGCCATCACCCGAAACTACGGCATAAGGTGCAGTTAAAGTGATGGTATCACCTTCCATTAAATAATTTTTCATTTTTCTTCTCCTTGTTTTAGATACAAAAAAAGCAGCTTTAAGCTGCTGCGGTTAAATGATTTTTTTGAAAAAATTAAGCTCCTGCGTTTTTCCAAAAACCTCGCCAGTCAATAGATTTTGCAGCAAAATCAAGGCGGGCTTTGAGTTCCACCCCGTCCACATCAAAACCAACTCGGCTTGGCGTGCAAAACCTTTGAAAGTTTGCGGGGCGGCTTCATAAGCAGAACGCAGGGTTTTGTTGGCAACATTGGCAAGAATAAAGGGAAAATCACTCGTGGAATGAAAACCACCCCGAGTTTCCAAGCCCAGCATTGCCCCTGCCACTTCTGATTTAGAAAGCCCCCGAGCGTGAACGCCTCGCCGTTCTAGCAAATCCCGCCCGATTTCCATCAAACTCATGCCCCGATACTGCCTTGCTCCATCATCTAGCTTGTAATTTTTGGGGTCGTGGCGATGCAGAAGTGCATTTTCTACCAAGCTGCGGCAAGTATCTATTTCATCACGAATAATAGTAACTTGTGAATTGATTATGCCAGTTTCGGTGCTTTTGCGAGCGAGTTCATCCAACACCAGCTTGCGGGCTTGTGAAAGTTCCACGCCGTCCGCCACCATTTTTTGCGAAAAACTCTCTGGCAAATTGGCTGCACGGGTAATTTTGCCGATTTCTGCTACTCGCACTCGTTCCAGACGCACGCCTTCAGCTCGGGCTTCGTCGGTGGTTTGAGTTGAGGTTTCGGTGGTTTGCGTAGGTGGATTTTCTGTTGCTGGTAAAAAATCGGTCGGCTGGGTTTCGTTATAAGTCATAGTGCGGTTCTCCTTGGTTGGGTTAGATGGTTGGTGGGTAAAAATCTCACAGGGGAAAATGTGAGGATGGGAGCGAATGCCAGCACCTGCATCCGCCCCAATAGGAACTAACGAGATTTCGTGCGGCTCCCAATCAACGGCACGATAAAGTGGTACTGCACCGTCAGATCTGATAATTTCATAGCGATGGACACGATAACCAACGCTCACATTGCGAATAATTCCGTCGCGTAACTTGCGGATTATTGCTTCGTTTTCCACCCCACCATCAATTTTTAGACTGGCATAGCCCAAGCCATTTTCTATGCGTGCGCTGCCACCGACCACCACGCCTTTGATATTTTCCAAGGCAAAATCATTGTGGGTATCCAGCACAGGGGCTGCTCCACCATTGAGCCTGCCCAAACGCACGGAAGTTTCATTTACTACCAACTCCTCGTCATACATTTCGTCTGCAAAGAAATTGTAACGGCGAACGATTGCCCCTGTGGTAAAAACTACATTAAACACCCGTTCCGCAGATTCCGTCTCAAGAGTTGCTAGCCTTGTTTGCAGAGGCAGGTTTTGAGTTTTTGGCTGGTTCATTGGCTTGCACTCCATCGTTAGGGGTTTGCCCCACGCCACTTTTGGCGGTATAGGTTGCACCAAATATGCGTCCAACTCCTGCCACACCATGCTTTGAGCAGGGTCGCCGTAGAAAATGCGATAATCCAGCGACCAGCATTCTTCACCCAAACCCCAGCCTTTAACTTCAATCTCCAAACGGTCACCTTGCACATCCACGCCCGCCGTAACTAGCACCACTGCTTCAGGTGCATCGTTGCCCCAATTTTCTTTGCGCTGTAGCAAAATATCCGCATCTACCGCTTCGCCTGCTTCCTCCCAAGTTTCACCGAGGGAAGTATTGACCCAAGTTTTTAGAGTTTCGGGCAGTTTTTTTGCCCGCAGGAATTCCGCAACCATTTGGGCAAAAGTTACCCACGGCGAATACAGCTCGTTGATGTGAAAGCCAGCAATGCCGTTAAATTCTGCTTCGGCAATCCACTCACCCCGCACCAGCATTTGGGCTTTGTCGGCATCAGTGATGATGCAGCCGTTATGCTCGCAAATATAATGAGCAGTTTCTGGTTTGTGATTATCTTCCTCGCTATTCCATTTTACTTGCATCCATTTTAGCGTTTGTTTTTCCTCGCAGTGCGGGCAAGGCACATAATATCTTCGCTGGTCGCTTTGTTCAAAGGCGGATTCAATCCTGCTTGCACCCTTAATGGTCGGGGTGGAAGTTAGCAGGATTTTCCGATTCCAAAATGTTGTCGTGCGTTTTTTAGCAAGACTAACGGGGTCGCCCTCCGTGCCAGCGGAAACTGGGTATCTGTCCACTTCGTCGCATAGCACCAGCCGAATTGGGCGACTGGCTAGTGAGGCAGGAGAATTCGCCCCCGCCATGGTGATATGCCCACCAGGAAAGCGTTTGTGTAGCAAAGTATTGCCACTATCTCTGGTGCGAGGGTCTTTGACTAAACCCCGCAGCACCTTGGTGTCACGAAGCATCGGGGCGAAGCGGTCTTTGCTCCATGCTTCCGCCATTTCTAGCGTGGGCTGTAAAAGTAACATCGGCGACGGGTCAAGATGCACATTATAGCCGATGATGTTATTGATAATCTCGGTTTTGCCAACCTGTGCCGAGGACATAATCACCACCATTTCCGCCCGTGGGTCATTGACTGCATCCATCATTTCCCGCTGGTATGGTGCGCGGGCGGTGTGCCATTTGCCTGGTTCTGCTGATGCTTCACTGCTTAAAAACCGAAACTCATCCGCCCACTGGCTCACTTTCAGCCGTGGTGGTGGCTTCAAGTGGTTCAACGCTCGTGCGAGCGACATCTGGGCTGCTGTGCTGACTGGTTTCATAGCGTGCTAATTCCGTGAGTGCATCACACACCAAATCACGCAAGCTTTGTTCAATGGCGTAAAACTCCTTGAGGTGCAAAACTAGGTGAGCTGCACGAGTGGGCATTGAAAGCATCCGAGTGCGAAAAGTGGCGAGCAAACTTGCCCAAAGCTCCTCTGCCTCATCCGCCGAAATCAGTTTTGCCCGCATTAAATCCAGCTCCATTTGAGCTTTGTCGGCTTGCAGTTTCAGCAATCGCCCCCGTTCAATGTGCATATCCACCGTATCGGTTTCCTTGCCAAACGCCCGAGCTTGCAAATAGCCGATATAACCCTGTACGCAGCCGACAAGGTCATATTTCCCTTTGTCTGGTTTGGGGATTATATTATCTCTTGCCAATTGCTGCACCCGCCGTTCGGTGAGGTTTAATAACTTGGCAATGGTTTTTACTGGATAGGTGAGTGACATAGTTTTTTGCGTTTAAGCTCATTTTTCTAAAAACTGTCATAAAACTGTAACAAAAATCTTAATGACCTGTTAATAATTTAGTGTTATCGTGTAAAAAATCTTTTTTTATAGTTAATCTTACAATTCAATGGAGCAGAATATGGAAAACCAAGAACCTACCGCACTTGAAATTGCAATGGCAAAAAATTACACGCCAATGCAAGCAAGTTCTTTTTTAGGGATTATGGGACAACTTGAAGGCAAGTTTGTATCCACCACAGCAGTCCATTATTTAGCTCTATTAGCATTGGATGGGAATGATAGGAACTATGAAAATATTCCACTTATTGCTAATGATAAAAGTGCTATTAGTAAATTGCGTGAAAAGGCTCACGAATGCAATCTAATATCTGCGGAAGGCAATGTAACCAAGCCAGTTAGAGATGTATTGCAAAATTTTCTTTTAGGAAAAGCAGATTATAAAATGGATTTTGAAGCTGTAGAAAAAATTCTACAAGAAACTGCCCAAAATAAATCTGTAAGCAATAGACAGCTTTAGCAGTAGTTTGTTTGGCAATTGTGAGCATACTGAAAAACATCTCATAATTATTTACTGATTATCCAACCTGCGAAATCGCCAAAGCGAAACCACTCTATGGCATCCGAACCAAGCATAGCGGGGTCAAGCGGTCGCTGGACACCTGATAAACTCAATTCCTTGGCGATTACGCTTTTTGCTTCCACACCTGCGGCGATTTTTCCTGCGAGAGTTAATCGCCAAAACACCGTTGCTTCATAGCCAGTTGCCGCTTCGCATTTATCCACAATCAACAACGCCCCACCAGGCTTGATGAGGGATTTTAGATAATCAATAAATTCTTGTCGTTTGCCAATCGGCAGGAACATGAGTACGAGGTAACAAATGGCGAGGTCATAAGGTTGGAAGCGGTAATCAAGGGCATCAATCTGCACTAATTCGCCAGTGGCTTTATAGAGGGCACACATTTCTGTGCTGGATTCTATGCCAATAAGCTGGGCTTTGCGTTCTTTGATGGTTTCCTCAATTGCCCGCCCGATATTGCCTGTGGATGCTCCAATATCATAAACCAGCCCACCTTTTGGGATATAATGGCGGGCAATATGCGCCAAAGCACCCGTCACCAAATCATACCACGGCAGCTGCTCACGCACATGGCGATCAAAGCCCGAAGCCACAGCCGTGTTTTCAAACGACCATTCACGAGGAATTTCCATTTTTTTATCCGTTTTTATTCTGGTAAATTATTCCACTCTTCGCCCAGCTCTATTTTTACCGAGCGAATGCCATATTTTGCATACATGCTGTGCGTTCGTGGGTTGCTTTCAATAGCAAGGAAATTTTCCCCGCCGTGCCAATCTTTTTTGTGTTGTGGCAGAACAAAGGCTTGTAGCATCCGTTCCTTTGCAAGCGGGGGTGCTAACCCGAAACTGTTAAAATAGGCTTCTTGCGGTAGCCAGCCCGTTTTGGCTTCAATGCTGGAAAGGGTTGTTTCCTTGTGCATGGCAGGGCGAGCGGTCATCAAAATTACATGATGCGGTTTTATGAGTTCCACCAGCCACTGACGATATTGCTCGGCGGCGATTTGTTTGGTAAAAGGTCGCTGCTTTTCTTCGCTGTTGGCGACCAGCGTATAATTAAGGTCTAGTAATATAATCATAGCAAAATTCCCGTCCGCTCGGAGAAGGCACGCTTTGCTTGCGTCACCCTCCCCATACGGCTG